GGCTTTTCAGATTTTTTGTTATCATTGTCTTTTATCCAAAACAGGAAATCATTAGTCTCATTATCAAATCCCGTTTCAAGAACTCCCTTATTTACCAAGTTATTCAACAGATTACTTACCATTCTGTCGTTCAAAGACTCTAATACTTCTGAAAATATAATATCGTTTACAACATATCGTATACTATTTGTCTTTTTGTTTTTCTGTTTTTTAACGATTTGGGTTGCTATATTCAAAGATTCTTCAAAAGATAATATTTTATCTAACTCATCCTTATCTTCTGGTTTAACAGATATTAGATCGTCAATTTCTGGATCTTCTTTATCTTCTGATAAGCCACTACCAAAAGCATTATAAACTAATACTCTGGCGTGGTTAGTAAACGCATCCATGTCATGAATTACATACCAGTTATCTTTCATAAGTCTTCCTAATTAAGTATTTCAAATAAAGATTCATAATATCGTGGCTGACTAACCACATGACTAGCATGACTCTGTAAATGTAATTCATACTCTTTCTGTAATTTATTATAGATAAAGTATTTCATTTTCCATATTCCTTCGTTCCAATAGTTGTTCCCCAAGTACAGGGACTTTTTATCATCCGCTGTACTGGAGAACGAACTATTCACAGGTAACGCAATCGGAGAAAATCCATCTGGAAGTAATGGAGTATTATAGTTAGATAGGTTCTTCAACGCATCTTCTATTGCCTCCTTACTTATCCATTTATATTCTATCTTATTAAGCAGACTATCCATATATTTCTTGACCCATTCAGTATCTATCTGAAAGTAGAATTTGTAAGGGTCATTATCTTCTGGATTGTCAGGATTGTTCATAATTTAACTAAACTCTTTCAGACCATCTTGGTCCAGTATTATTAATTACATAAGGTCGAGTTGGTTTACGTCCACGCTTACCTTCATATCCTAATCGTTTCATAATATTACCAACTGTTTGACCACTAACATACCATTTTGTGTTCTCAAACTTACCTTCTTCCAGAAGGTTAGCCATGTCCCGATTTTTACTGGTTTTTTGAACTAATTCGATAAAATCTTTTTTGGAAGATTCATTATCTAGTAAATGCTGTAATAGTTTATTTGTGTGTCTTCCCATAATTTATTCCTCCTAGTCCAGACACAATCGGGGGACACAAAAGCATCCCCCGACTGATCCGGTTTTAATTAACCAACGCAAAACTTATCACTAATCTGGCTTGCCAAGTCTCTGGCAGCACCAGAAAGGAATCGGTTGTTACTAAAATACAACGCTGTGGATGCTTGGTTGAGGTACTCGACCACCGTTTTTAAAAGTTTGGCCTGCTCCCCACTCAAAACTAAACTGCTGTCACCAGCATGAGAAGGCAACACTGGCGACGGATCACCATAAACCTTTTCATAATTATGATTCTTATTGATTTCTTTATATTCAATAATATTCGGTATCATACCTAATTTATATCTTTCGTTGTATTCTGCCCAAACATCATTCATCTTCTTATCTGATGAAATGCTAACGCTATTCTTTTGACCACAATAATCAGCACTACTGTTTGTATAGACTGCTCTTTGACTATTAAGTTCATTCAGAATCTTTGCAGCAGCATCAACAGTTACTGGAAGTCCAGTAGCATCAGACTTCTTATATGTTTTCCTCCACTGTTCAAACCAAGCATCACTAGTAGCATTAGGAACAATAGATACTGTTGCTGGTTGACCAGTTAATGCAGAGATTAAGTCTTGAACATTAACGCTCTTACCAGTTGAGCCGTTCAGAATACTGGTAAAGTAAGATGCCTTCTTTTCCCAGCACTTACGCCACCAAGTATAAGGAACTCGGTAAATCTGATTGATCTTGATGGCTCGTGCATCTCCACCAAAGTAATTTACCAGTTTCTTCTGAATACCATTCCATGTGGTTTGATTAATCAGAGTTCGACTTTGATCATCCATAATCCAATAAATCTGATAACCATTACGAGTATCTACTACCCAACTTGGCTTAACAGGAAAATTATTGATCTTGTCAAGGGCAGACTGTTTAAACTTCATAACCTCTTTTGAGGGCAGATAGTTTCCAGCATCATCTCGTCCAGCATCAATATCCACAAAGCAGCAACTGATTGTGTTAATCGCATACTGCTTTCGTCCACCATTAACATAGAAATAAGCATCAGAGTTGCTATTCTCGTTAGCATTACGAACCTCAACAAGATCATTAGTATGCTTCATGCTACTAATTTTTCTGCGAGGATCTCCATTATAACAAAAAATATGACCAGCATTTAGATTAAAAGAATTTAGAAACTGCTCTTGCAGTCCATTCCACGAATTAGCATAACGCTTTTCAGCACTGCTATTAGCCTTATCATACGGATTAAAACCAAGTTCCATCTTAAACATATTTCACCATTACCTGTAATTGTAAACAACCTCAAACCATATCGGGATAGCAACCTCTACTATCATTAGCGATATAAAATAGCGGGAGAGGAATTGAACCTCTCTCAAATAGCGTTTGTCGAGTTTCCCAACCAGAGGCTATTATCTTAGTCACCAGACTCCACTTTAATTTTTAATCAACCAGGATAAGAGTTATCAAACTCATCATCCTCATCATCTTCAGCATAAGCCTCTTCGTCATCATCCTCATTCCATCCCCAATCATAGTCATTATCATAATCTTCGTCCTCGTCCTCGTAATCATCCTCACTAAAGACAGACGAATAAAGAGGCTTGAGAAGTTCGCCTTGATACTCTCCGACAACTTCATATCGGCAAGTGCGAAGTTTCTCATAGTTACAATCACTAGGAACACTCACAACATCAGCAGGATTAATCTTAACGATAACAATCTTATCGCCACTTTCAAGACTGCCATAACCGGCCACATAGTTCAATGCACCAGCATGAAGTCCATTAGAACAACCTCGACCACGATTATCATCAACCTTTGATCGCGTCATTTCACAAACATTACCAACATGATTATCAAATACTCCGCGATATTTGTCCATATAATCACTTCTGACTGCCTTATAAGCAAGGAAATAACCATCCTCAGTAATAGGCAGATGCTCATGCTCAAGGAAATCGTAGAGTTCCTTTTGACTCTGCATACTAGGATTTTCCATAAGATTATTCAGAAAATTAACAAGAGGCTGAAAGGGCAGACCCTTGCTCATAAATTCCAGAATTCTCTTACTAATAGACCCATGAACAACCTCGCCCTCATAAGTTACCTGACCATTCTTGATCTCAACAAGACCGTCACTAAAAGTAGCAACTGCCTTCTCAATATCAATCATTTCAATCAACTCGTCAGATGTTGCAGTAGGCAGTGCCTCCAGAATCATCTTATAATTAAGATGGTCAGGCAGAACTTGAAAACTCTTGTTGTTCAGCACAACCGTCAGATTACCATCAACAAACATAAACGGAACACTCATGATATAAACTCCTATTGTTTTTAGTTACCTTGTGAATTACTTGATCAAACTACTCAACTGAATCTTAAACAAATCAATCTTGTCGCTATCCATACTCTCAACCCATATAGTATTATTTCTCTTACCATAATAATTATCAGCAAATTGAGAGATAGGATTATTCTTGCTGTCCAAGTCTCTAAGACTGCCGTTATTCTGGTTGCTTCCCATAATATACTTCAACATCGGGTTCTTGTCAACCTCGACTTTAAGAATTTTCTTCAAGTCTGCCGCTTTGGTCAACTTATACTTGATTACTTTAGTATCAGACTTAAACAATTTAGTATATCCCTCAATGTCATCAGAATGGTCAAACATCTGATGTTGAATATTTATAAGAGTGTTATACTGTACATTTTTCTTCTTGAGTTCTTTACTATCAAGATTATCAATACCTCGATCCTTGAGCAAAGAGTTAATATGGTCAAAATATTCAGTCTGAGAGAATCGTTTCAGATCAAAAGTTGCTCTGTGCATAGTATCAGCAAAGAATTCCATTACAAGAAAACTATCAATAATATTACATAGTTCAGTGTTCTTGATATATTTCTTATATTCAAGACCAAAAATACTCAACATATGACAAGAGAACTGACTAACCAATGTTCCATGATTGTAATAATAATTATCGTTATCACCATCCTTACTGATAAATTCCTTTTTGTAAAATTCAACAATAGAGTTGTACTCATTGGTATTGTTAAAATAATTCTTAATCTTTGTTGAGAGAATCTTCTTAAACCAAGTGTTAAAGTCAACAAGATTGTGTCCTTCACTGGTCATTTTTGCTACAAAATTGCTCTTGATAGCATA